GAAATTTGAAGCCATATTCTTTGGCTCCTTATGTGGACCCAAATCAGGTTGCCTACCCTACAGTACTTACAGATTCTGCAGTTGTTAACGCGGAACCCGATCCTTTTGAATACGGTATTGCAGTCTTTAACGACAGAGCATCTAGATTCAATGTTTACGCACCCGACACACCTTTTCAATACAATACACAAACGGTAATTAAAGAATCTCAGTTCGAACCATATCCAAACTTTGATGCATCTTTTTACGAACCCGTTGACATTCTTTTTAAACCTGATCCATTAGGTAGTAATGGTCTTTTAAGTTCCGATTCATTCATCGCTAAGTTGGGTGCGGTACAATTGAAAAAGGCGTTCGAGGATAGAATTGCCACGGAGATTTATCAAAGAACACAAGCCAGAATTAACTTATTCAACGCTAGTAGTGGAAGTAACTTGTTCGGAGTTCTTACCAATAGGATACCTCTAATTGAACCAAATTATCAAATTACAGTACCAGCAAATCCAATATTTGCTGCTGTAGATTTAGCACAAAGATTATCAGGAACCTATTTCCCTGTGTCACCAATACCTGGTTCATATTGGGATACTGAGATAAGGTTAGGACAACCCACAACAATTCAACAAATTGAAAGCGCTTTCAATTTCGTTACACAAAGTGGTGTAGGAAGATTCTTCGCTAGATTGTTAGGATCAGATTCTGGATCGCAAAAGTTTTTGAGTAATACCGGTGCAGGACAAAAAAGTGTTTTATTCAAGAATATAGACTTCAACAAATACAAACCTGATTACGATAGAAATTTTGTTGATAGATTAGGAGGAGCGATTGTTGGTGGAAGAGCAAATAGTAGTGATTACTATGTAGGATCGAGAACTTCAGATCCTGGTATGATATTTTCTCCAATAGGAGAAATACCAACCGATGAGTTTGGTAGGTCAGTTCAATCACCCGTATATGGACCAAGTGAACTTGCAAAACTTTATGAAGGAGTTGAACAAAGTCCAGGTTTGGGTGCGAACGGAGTTCCATATGTGGATGGTGGTGGTATTGAAGGAGGGTTTACGTGGGTTTCACCGAAATACAAACAGAATGCAGGAAGATATGTGGGACCAGGTGGTAAAGAAATGGGAGAAGACCCTGACTTTGCACCTTCGACATATAACGATGCTCAATCTACAAATTATAAGTTTAGAACAGGGTCGATACTTGATGACACACAAAGAATAGTTGATAGTCAACCACCAGGTAAAAAAAGATTCGAACACGTTGGTAATGCCATAGATCAAGTAAGTAAAATTTTTAGTGATGGATACACCGAGATGACTAAGGGTTCAAGAGTCATTTCATATGTTGGACCAATAGGAAATGAAGTAGGTGCTGAGTATTGTAGAGTTTTTACCAAAGACACTCCTTTCTTACAATTTAATGACCTTCAAAAGACAGACGGTATGACAACAGAGGGAAGAAAGTTTTCTTACTCTGTAATGGACAAGACATATAATTTAAACATTGCACCAAATAGGAGAAATGGAGGTCAAGACTCCACAAATTTAATTGGTACCGGCAACAATGCATACGCCAAAAAATACATGTTCTCTATTGAGAACTTAGCTTGGAGAACTTCAAAAATGTTCGAAGACTTAGCGGATTGTGAGAAAGGACCAAATGGTGGTAGAGTTATGTGGTTCCCTCCATATGGTTTGTCAGTAAATGAAACAGTAAGTGCAGGATGGAACCAATCAGAATTTTTGGGAAGACCAGAGCCAATCTATACATATAAGTCAACATCAAGATCAGGAACTTTGACATGGAAAATAATTGTTGACCATCCTTCTGTATTAAACTTAATTGTTAATAAAGTATTAAAGGATCAAACAAGAAAAAATGAAATCGATGGTATAATCAATTCGTTCTTTGCTGGCTGTAGAAAATATGACTTGTATGAGTTGGGGAAAAAGTATGCAACTATCGAAAGATCTGATTTGTATGAGATACAAAGAATGTTAACAAATCCTGCGGTTACCAAAGAAGAAATAATCGAGGCTAATAATCAAATTAACGTTGGTATACCATCAGTAGGGGGTAATACTACAAACCAACCAAACAACAACACAACGCCAGAACCATTCAATTGGACACAGTATTACAATTACGGTTACTATTTCGAAAATGATATTCCTAAGGGAAGTGACGAAAACTATGGTCCGTTATACGACATTTATACATCACCATCGAATCAAGAAAAATATGCTAAAGAAGCAACAGCACCAAATTTAAAACCTGACCCACAGGCTAAAACCCAGGTTGCAAATATGTTTTCGAGCGGTGTAATTGGTAATTTCAATGTGTTGAAGATCGGTGGAGAGTTTTATAACAATCTTTTAAAATTTCTTAAGGAAGATTATTCATTTACAATAACGATAGTGGGTTCTGCCTCAGCTCCTCAGACACAAGCTTACAACAAAAGTTTAGGTGACAGAAGAACTAAATCTGTGGCTGCGTATTACAACAATGACAAAGAGTTAAAACAATACGTGGGAAGTAAATTAGTTTTCAAAACAGAATCGGAGGGAGAAGATGCAAGAGGAGTTCAAGTCAAAGGATTAGATACCAATTCTATCAATTGTACTGATGGAACTGACGTTGCTAAAAAAGATATCTATACAAGAAACGCCATGGCGTGTAGAAGAGTAACTATTAAAAATATTACCGTTACACCTCCAACAACACAACCACCTCAACAAAATACAAGCAGTGAGACATCAATAGCGCCTTCAACACCACCTGGAACTGTTCCAACACCTATACAAGGAGGAAGTCAAACAAACATAACAGGTCCAGTTGAAACAATTACTCAAGTTCAAAGAGATAATATCACTAAGAGAGTGTTAAGAAAATTATTATCTGAATGTGATTATTTTGATATGATCAAAGAAGAGACACCGATGGTTTTTGATAACTTAAAAGACAAGTTACAGTTCTTCGATCCCGCCTTCCATTCTATGACACCTGAGGGACTCAACAGTAGATTAACTTTCTTACAACAGTGTATGAGACCTGGTGAGAGTATACCGACAATTAAGACGGTAAACGGTCAATCTGTGGTACAATACGATGTCGCGGTTAACACAGCCTTTGGGGCACCTCCGATTCTAATTTTGAGAGTCGGTGATTTCTTCAATACTAAAATCGCACCTAACTCTCTATCGATTACTTATGAAAACTTAGATATAAATCCTGAGGGTATCGGTGTACAACCAATGATCGCTAACGTTACTTTAGGATTCAACATGTTAGGTGGTGCTGGATTAAAAGAACCTGTCGATAAATTACAGAACGCTCTATCGTTCAACTATTATGCCAATACAGAGATGTATGATGAAAGAGCAGACGCAACAGATATTGAAAGTTCACAAGCGTTGGATGCTGACTTCATCAAAAACTTCCAAAATAACGAAACTCTTAACAACCTTGGTGATGTTAATAATGGTTCAGCATATGCTGGTAAGGGTAACAATGAAACTATAGGGGTAGTGACAAACAAAACAATCGGAGACGATAATTTAGAAACGGGTGATATCAACTATAAAGATATTATGAATAGTTTAATCGATGAGAGTCAAACATACTTCAATAATATTATCAATAAGTCGAAGACTATAGTTGACCAATATAATGGAGTTATGATGCAGCAGTGGGGTTATGAGAGGTACTACATGGAGGGTAAATTTGAGGTAACAAAAACAACGGATGAAAATTTATATGGTAAACCACAAAATATTGAGAAAAGAATTAATGAATATTTTAGTGATTACACAGGAAAAATACAATCGGGGGATAATAGTTTTATTGACTATTTGGAATCACCTGAGTTCAACTTCTCTAATAAATTAATTAGAGCGGTTAAAAACAACTATAAGGCTTATATTACAAATAAGCAATCCACTTTCTATAACCCTATAACTGTTTCGGTACAAGAAGTGGTGAATCAAGAACAAAACTTTATTCAGTTGTTGACAAGACTTAATGTACTGTATTTAACCTCAAATCCTGATGTTGTTGATGGATATGCGTTGGCTAATGGTAATATTAAAGTGTTTCAGTGTACAGGAACAGCACCCGTTGACCCATCGACTCCACCACCAGCAGTCAATACATACCTTGAAATGGAACAGGATATAAAAACAGTTGCAAATGATTTGAAAGAGTTTAAAACCCTAATTCAAAAAAAATTAGAATTTGAGTCAAGTGGAGGTAAATTAATAGGTAGTTTGGTGACCGATGGAACAGGAAACCAAAACATTTCTATTTACGACCCATTTACAACGGCAGAAGATCCTTCGGGTGGTAACTTTTGGACAGCCTTCGATGGAACCAATAAAATTGCTTATTTGATAATGAGTAATGTAATAAGTAATGATAAAACCTATCAAGACTTTAAAAATGCCATTATTAATGATATTGTTAAGAATAGAGAATTAAGTGGAGATGGTAATACTGAGTTGTCTTCTGTCTTCGACAAGTATTGGTTGAACGTGGCAAAACCAATATTCCAAAAAGAAACGACAGCTGCGAAAACCTTTATCGAGAAATTTGAAAAAGATACCGCTAAGAACTTCGTTAAGTATACACCATACAAAAAAGATAAACCAAGAAAGTTCACTTTCAAACAACAGTTAGGACCTTCAGCAGGAGAAACAGATGCAATCAAACAACTCGGAATGAAGGTTAACTTGGATAACAGTAAGACTACTTGGAATAACAAAATAAAACTTAACTAATGGGAGGACAATATTATAATCGATATCAAACCTTTTTAGTTAATGGAGAACAAACTGTTGTTCCTTATGTTGCATTACCTAATAAGCCGTCAGATAAGGTTCACATCTACAAAGTAGGAAGAAGTAGATTGGATAAGGTATCTGATGAATACTACGGGGCACCATATTTCGGGTGGTTAATTTTACAAGCAAATCCACAGTTTGGGGGGTTGGAAACTAACATTTTTGATGGTGCGTTTTTGGTTATTCCTTTTCCGTTGATTGCTTCACTACAAGACTATAAAGCGGCTTTGGATAATCATTTCTTATATTATGGCAGATAACAGTGTATTCACAGGACAAGACGGAAACATATATGTTGATTTTGATGTTCAAAATTTAATCGTCGTTGATCCTAATAAATTACAAGATAACGATGGTAACATCAGGGAAAGACTTGTTGATCAAGAAAACCTTGTAATGTATGCCAACTTGGAAACCAAACTTCTACCAAGAACAAAACTTGCGTTAGGAACTTCGGTTCAAGATGCAATAGAAACTGTTAACATTGCTGAAATTAATTTCTTGAAACCTGCTGGACAAAAGTATCTCACTAACGAATATACTAATGAAATAACAGGAGAAGGAATTTTTAACAAAGGTGGTAATAATCAATCATCAGCATCCTTCAATCCGCAAAACTCTAACAAACCTCAAGCTACCCTACAATCAGGAACCGAAGTAAGAAGTAATGACACTGGTCTATTGGGAATTACCTCAATCAACGTTAAGGTTAATACATCGTTTATTCCTCAAGTAGATATAGAATTAGAAGATGTTCAAGGAAGAGCTTTATTCGAGAAGGGTGACCAATCACCTTATGCTGCGTTTTTTAATCTACCTTATCCGCCTTTCTATTTAACTCTTAAAGGGTTCTATGGACAAGCAATTAGATATCAATTGAATTTGATATCTTTCAATGCCAGATTCAATACATTCTCAGGTAACTACCAAGTAAGTTTAAAGTTTTATGGTTACAAGTATAATATACTTAACGAAATTACATTAGCTAATGTACTTGCAGTATCACACATGTACGAGTCAAATTATACAGTTAATAGGGCTGACCCAAATTCATCAACGAGTACACCACAAAGTTTAGTGGTGGAGGGAGGAACTCAAAAAATAAATGAGGTTTATAGTGAGTATAAAGCGAAGGCTCTCATACCAAAAGATTTTCCTGAGCTTAGTTTACCCGCTCTTTTGAATAGACTTGAATTATTTGAAAAGAATATCGAAAACGCATGGACTAAAGTTAACATTCAAAGTGTTACACAGGCTAAAGTTTTTAACAATGATTTGATAGATTATGAAAATAAAGTCTTTGTTGGAAACAATTCTTGGTATACAAAAAATATTGATACAGCCTTACCTGTAGTATTAACAGATGGTCTGACCGTTTACCAATTAAAAAAGAGTGTAAAGGAGGGTCAGACAGCCGCAGGCGCTTCATCGGCGCAAGAAGCTCAGTCCAAATTAAATGAGATAATAAAAACACAGAATAACAAATTAGCAACTAATGTTGTTTTTGGATCAGATGTTGCTAAAGATAAAAATTTAGTTGTTAAAACTGATGTTGATTTAGGAGATTTTATTGTAAAGGTAAATCCCAAAACGATAGACGTTGTAGGAACCTACAAACTTAGAACTAGAAATCCAAACCCACTAGTGGGTGAACCATTAGCACAGTATAGACAACAAATTGAAAATGAACTTGGATTCGGAATTCTCAAAATTCCTGATCCTGGAAAAGAACCACAGGTTGATTTGTATATTTTTAAAGGGGCGAATAGATTCGTTGGTTTGATAGAAAAAATGAGAGAAAGATTGAATGAAATTGCTCAAGCTGAAGAGGAAAAATTAACTTTACAACTTGCGGCAAGATTCGAAGACAAAGCAACTGGAATTGGATTCGTACCAACAATCAAGAATGTTATTACAGTAATAATGGCCAGTGCTGAGGCGTTTATAAGATTGATGGATGATGTTCATAAAGATGCGTGGGAACAGAGAAACGACCCTGATAGAAGAAGAGCGATTTTGAAATATCCATCATCTGATGCGAAAGATACTGTATCTATTGCGGGTAAAGAAGATATTGACCCAATTTATCCTTGGCCTCAATTCTTTGTGGAAAACAACGGAAATGATGAGAGATTCCAAATAAAATATCCAGGAGACCCTAGTGTTGTTGATTTAACAAAAGGTTATAATAAAGAAAAATGGCCTGAAATTCAATTTGTCGAAGAATTTATAAAGGCTCAGACGGAGAAAAAACAACCAGTAAAAGAAACGGGGACCGAAGATAACCAAGCGCAAAGTGTGAATAGACTTACTTTAAATGCTCTTGAATTTCCACAAACAAATATTCCGTATTTTTCAAAAGAAGAGGTTAAGTTTTTCTTTGAGATATGGGAAAGAACTTATTTATCATCACACTACACAAGACTATACAAAGGAGGTAATGTAAAATCTATTTATGAAACCTTAGGTAGAAACGAAGCCAATAATATTAAAGTTGCGTTAGGTTTATCGAGTCCATACCTTATCCAAAAGCTTAAGAATTATGGATTTAATTTCCGAAACTACTTGGGTTTCATGTCACATATCTCAAATCAAGGGACGGGTCCATCTATCCAAAAACTAATCCGAGATATTTTTGTGACGCCATACATAAAAGGTGAGGTAGAGGAAGACTTCAATATTTATGACAATTCGACAATCGCTTCAGATAGTCCATCTGTTAATTTTGGTTTGGATCCTAAGGATTTGGTTGATTTGAACAGTTTGATCAAAACAAATAAAACACCTGATTTTTGTGATACTCTTCCTTTTACAGATAATAAATGGAATTTAACTAATTTAGCTCAAGGAGTTTCAAGTCAGGCTGGTTTATTTTATGAAACCAAGAACACACTATTCATTAATACTGAAAAGAAGGTTATTTCCAATTTCGAAAAAGAAACAACAAGTACACAAGTAAGACCTGTAACCAACTTTTCTTATAAAAACTTTAACGTCCCTTTAGTAATAAATAACAATCTTTCTTCATTCTACGTCACGAGAACAACCAATCCTTCTCAGTTTGTTGTAACAGAAGGAATAATAAATAATTCAATCACAGGAGGATTACCTCCTGAGACAACAACTTCATTATTGAACACACCATATTTTGTTAATGCGATTCAAAATGGTGTTCAAGATTGGAGAGATAAAAAAGAATATCCGTTTGTCCAAGGAGCGTATTTATTATTGAATTCGTTACCACTTGCCACATTAAGAGAAAGATATAAAACTAAAGATACGCTTGCTGATTTGGATTATATTGCATCTTCTCTAAAAAGATTCGGTGCGATCCACAAAATGCCGTATCCATGGATTCTTAAGTTGGGATCAATCTACCATAGATACAAAAGAGTGGTACAAGATAGTGTTGATATACTTGACACATGTTGGACTAATTTTGATTATGTCAGAAATTTTGATCCTGTGGGTAATAATGTGGATAAGACATATTCATTAAGTTTTGATGGGGTTAATAAAGAACTTATTAATTTACAATCATATACAGTGCAATCATTTCCATCACCAGGACCAGTTAGTGGACTCGTTTTCACGGCAACAACGACAACAATTCAGGGTGGATTTTATCCAAAGTTAATTAATGACTGTAATATGTTCTTTAATGGAACAGATTGTTTTACGACTTATACAGATCAAGAAATACAATTATATGTTGATTCGAGTCTCAAAGTTGCAAGTATTGAATCGGGTAATATAAAGGATCAAAAATATATCTCAGGAACAAGTATTTTTAATGACTTTCAAATGAGACCATGGTCTGTTGCTATGAAGAGAACAGGGTCTGATAGTTATTATACAATACCTTCGTTTGGGTCTCAATATAATCAAGTAACATTGTCCGTCTTTAAGTACGACGGGGGAAATTTTATTCCACAACAAAATCTAATATCAAACAACTCAATATTCAACGGAACAGTAAGATCGTTTTGGGGAGCACCAAATTATGGTTACTTCAATACTGCATTTGCATCCAAGCCTGCGTACAATCAATACATTAATTTTATAAATCCGACACAACCTGTTTCACCATTTAAATTGATGAATGCACAAGTTGAATATTCTAGTATCGAAGAAATTTTCAGTGTCTTCACTAAAACACAACTTGAAAGATTCGAGTCTGAGTTTTTGAAATTTTCAAAATCTGTTTATAACATCAATGATGTTGTTGGACCATCTCAACCTAAGGTTATTTTGAACGTTAATCCAAATGACCCTGATAGGTATTTGAAAAACTTCCAATTAATGGTTAGAGAGTTTATGGAGATTTCAGATAGCCCTTTATTAGATAATGAAGATTATCTAACTGAAGCAATAACAAACCAATTCGGCAATATAACAACTATATTAAATAATTTCATGGAATATGATGTTGTTATTAAAATAGGTAATCCGAGTAACTACGATAGAAGATTGTTTGATAGTTTCTTACCCGATTATGAAACAGGGTACAAGTTTTCGGATACATCACAAAATGCAAGTCAACCAACACAAACAGGATTCAAATTGGTCGACCCATTAAAATTTGACGTTTACATTCCAGGTAGTTTACCTACTCGAGGAGGTACAACAACACTTGCTGCTTCGGTATCGGCATATAGAGACGCTTGGAAGGAATTACAACTTGAAGTAGGGTTTTCAACAATACCAGGTGTAAGATATTCTGACCAAGGATCGTACATAACTGATTTCTTTGTTACAAATAATATAAACTTCACTAAAGAAAATGTTAAAGTATGTGCGCCTCTGATTAAGATATTTGCAACTCAAAAACTATCCAATGATGGAGATTTAAGTTTTTCAAAATTCCAAAGTAGTCTCAAGACCTATTCTGATAATTTAATAAATTTCCATGAAAACATCTTTGATAATTTGATGACTTACTTACAAAAAGAGTTACCTAACATTTCTAGTGTACCTGAAGGTGGAATAAAATCTGCTATTGATGGTGAAATTGTTAAAGTTCAGTATTGGGAGATGTTTAAAGCTTTGAACGACAAGTGGATTGCGGGTAACACATATAGTGAGGAGACATTATTACAAGACTTTTTATTTATTGATAGAGCTTCGAGGAACGTTGGTGATAAGATTCTAGTCGACCCTTTTGTTCTAAAGGACAAATTGAGAAATCTGAATGTAGCTGCAAGTGTGTTTACTTTAATTTCTAGTATTCTTGTGGAAAACCACTTCAGTGTAATGCCTTTACCTTCATATGTTAACTTTTATGGTGTTCAAACACCTGATGGTACAAACACACCTAAAACAGAAGCAAGTGTAGATTTTGCCAACAGTATATGGGGAACCTTCTTGAGTGTTGATTATAGAAGATCATCACCGAAAATGGTTTGTTTCTATTCGGAAAAACCTTCAGTATATGCTAATGGAGCTGGTAATAAAGACTATAGATATAAGAGTGATTCGTTTGCATGTAAAAGTTTAACTGATCACCCACTATTGGAAGATCAAACTAATAAAACTGACTGGTCCCTATCTAATAGATGTGTTGCGTTCAACGTAGACATGGGAGTAAGAAACCAAGGAGTGTTTTATAACTTTAGTATATCACAAGATTTAGGTAAGGCAACAAGTGAGAGTTTAATTGCCACAAATCAATTAGGTAACCAAGCAACAGGAAAAAGAGTTACATCTCAAAACGTTTCTTTATTAAACATTTATAACGAAAGAAGTTATCAGGCCAGTGTCGTTGCTCTCGGAAACGCATTGATACAACCTATGATGTATTTTTGTCTGAACCATGTACCAATGTTTAACGGTTCTTATTTGATAACAGAGGTTAACCATACGATATCACCAGGAGTTTTTCAAACATCGTTTGTTGGAACGAGACAAAGAATTTTTGCAGCACCTAGAATCAATAATTATTTAATTAGTCTTAATCAAAATTTATTACAAAAGTTAGAAGACAAATTAAAAATTACTCAGACAGCACCAACAACCGCTGCGACAAATGAAACAAGTAAAAAATCAAACGCGGCACCAAATTCCTGTGTGGGTGATCTGAATTCAAAATATGAAAGATTTGAGGCAATAACTGCGACAGAAACTAAAACTACTACTTTAGATTTATTTACTAACATCTATAACAATAGGCCACAAAGTAGACCTGATAACCAACAAAAGATATTATCGTTCTCTGTTTTTGCCTTTGCATATGTTATGTCATATGAAAATAGTATGATTCAGGGATATAATAACAACTATGGTAATATAGATTTGAGTTCGAAATCTTGGGGACAAAGCGGTACAAATAATTTCTTGAAAACATATTGTTGTGTTAATATTGGTACAGACAGAGGTTCGAGACCTAAACCATACGCTAACTTCGGATCAATATCTAAATTTAGCCAACTTATGTTCGATACATTGTCTGAAAATTTTACTCAAATTAACGAGTTTTATCCAGGTACAATATTACCAACCGCAGATGCGTTGTATAACTATTTCAAAGCGGCTTGGCCGAAAAATAAGAGTGCAAAAGAACAGGCTGATTTTGAAAAGAACCAAGGTAAGGAAGTAAGAGCAAAATTCGATGAGGCAGTTAAACAAATTAGGATATTATCACCTCAGTTAAATATCAACCTTGCGGTTAATACACCATCACCTGCGGCAGTAAATCAAGTTCAAACACCTAATGCTGATGATAGAACAATATTAAGTTCTGCAAACCCAAATTCATATACATTAAACGTATCAACACTATCAAATGGATTCTTGAAAGTCGAAGGTAACATTGGATCATCACCTTTGTCGAAAGAATACAAATTGAAAATATATTTGTTAACAACTGAAGGGGCTGAAGTATTGATTGGAGAAACAAATTTGATACCGAAGGCGTTAGGGCAAAACAATGGATATTCATTTACAACAACGAAAGGATATAGAAATACTTGTGATTTTGCAGCAGACCCTACGAGTAGATCGTTATTTTTCAGAGTTGTGGTTTCTGAGTATCCTGAATACAAATACAATATGATGTATAAGGTTATGAACTATGATTGTCCAACGAGAAATTTATTACCTGGTGATGTTGTTAGCGTTTCAACATATAATCAGATTGATCAAAACCCATGTGCGATTTGTTACCCTAATGGTGGATCTAACATAAGAATCAATGGAAAGGATTGTTTACCGAATACATACAAACCGAGAGAAAACATTTTCAACACAACAACAGATAAGGATGCGACTGGTAAAATAACAAAAGTAACATTCACGGTGAAACCTGACGCTGGAATTTGGAAAATATTTACAGGTAAGTATGATTCCAAATGTGTTGGAAGTACCGCTAATGGTATTACCTCTGGTGAAATATCACAAAATAAACAAAGTATCTCATTTGATATCGTGGATACTATTGGTGGATGCGATCCAGGTGCGTATACTGTCAAGTTAGAAGCAACAGCACAAGCGTATCTTCAGAATGGTGGTATTGATAATAGTAAATTACAACAATATACTACATATGTCGTTCAAGGGATAATTTAACAATTGCAATATATTTATAAATAAAAATAACATGGATATTAAAACAGCCTTAAACAATTATCTTGGTAAATCAACTAGATATTCTGAAATGGATAATGGTGACGGATCGAAACAGGTTTGTGATTTAGATACAGGTGATTGTTACACAGTACGTATGAAAGATGGTCTTATTGAAAGAGTAGAAAATACTATGACAATAAATAAAAAAGTTAAAGTTGAAACTCGTCAAGGGTTTAAACAATTATTAAATGGGTAACAAAATGAATTTAGATAAAAAAATTATTGCAGAAATCGAGAAGTTCAATAAAGTGAACAAATACATTATGGAACAAGATGCGGCTGCAGCACCAGCGGTACCTGAAGATCCCGCCGCTTTACCTGATGTACCAGCACCAGTTGAAGATCCTGCGGCGGCGGCACCTCCTGTGGATGCACCTGCTGAAAAAATAGATGTTGAAACAGATCCTGATGTTGAAAAAATTGATGACAAAGGTGATAGTGAAGAAGGAGATGGAACTGAGGAACTAGAAATCACAGATTTAGTAAAATCACAAAAAAATATTGAAACTAAACAAGATGATTACTTTGAAAACCTTTTCGGGCAACTTTCGAATTTAGAATCTAAATTATCTGAAATGGATAGTATCATGTCTAGATTGAACTCTATTGAATCAAAGATAGAAAAATATAGAACTAAAAGTCCTGAAGAAAGATTAGAGTTAAGAAGCTATGATTCTTACCCATTTAATCAGAAACTTTCAGACTTCTTCGAAGATAAAGAAAAAGAAATGGAACTTACAGGTAAAAAAGAATATATTTTAACACCGGACGAAGTAACTGATATCAATGCTAGTGAAATTAAAGGAACATTCCAACCTTCAAAAACAAACGATAATCAAAATTACAGTAGTAGATAACTAAGAAAAAAATAATTAATTAAAGGGATTACAATTGTAGTCCCTTTTTTTATTTGACAGATGACCAATGTTTGATTATATTTATTGTATATTAATTTATAAAACTTAAATCAAAAAACATGAGTTCATTAGACGCCGTATTGGCACAGTACGAAAAATCGAAGCAAGCTTCAGGGGGTTCCCAATCTAAAATGTCTCAAGACGAAAGAATGAAGAAATACTTCGCTCTTATCTTAGAGGACAAAGAAAAAACAGGATCAAGAAAGATCAGAATTTTACCAACACCAGATGGTTCATCACCATTCAAGGAAGCGTGGTATCACGAAATTCAAGTTGGTGGTAAATGGCAGAAATTCTACGATCCAGGAAAAAATGACAACGAACGTTCACCTTTAAATGAGGTTTATGAAGAGTTGATTTCTACAGGTAAAGAGTCAGACAAAGAATTGGCTAAACAATACAGATCACGTAAATTCTATATTGTTAAATTAATCGATAGAGACCGTGAAGAAGATGGTCCAAAGTTTTGGAGATTCAAACACAATTATAAGAACGAAGGTATTTTAGATAAAATCATTCCTATTTGGAGAAACAAAGGTGATATCACCGATCCTGAAAAAGGTCGTGATTTGATTATTGAATTATCAAAATCTAAAACAGGTAATGGTAAGGATTATACAACAGTACAAACTATTATGTATGATGATCCAACTCCTGTTCATGAGGAAGCAGAACAAGCTAAGGCTTGGGTTAGTGATGAATTAACTTGGTTAGATGTTTATTCTAAAAAACCTGTTGAGTATCTTGAGGCAATTGCAAGAGGTGAAGTTCCACGTTGGGATAGTGACAAAGGTGGTTACGTTTATGGTAACGACGAAGAAGCTACAACATCAATCGGAGGTTCAAAAGCAACTATCATCGACACACAGGCTGACGAAGATCCAGATGGTGATTTACCATTCTAATTTATAACGGGTGGGAATAAACTCCCACCCTTAATTTTTTTATATGACATTTAAAGAAGAAATTGAATTACAGCTTAAAGACAACAGAGTATTGTCTTATGAGTTATTGAGTCAATTGGAAAACAAGAATTACTTTTCAGGTAGAGGTAAACAAATTGGTGATACAATTTTATTCGGTATGTTAAAAGGTGAAACTGAGGAAGGAGAAACATATTTTACTTTAGTAACATTCCACAAAGAAGAGATTGGTGTACTATATGAAGAAGATGATTCATTCTATATTACTCTAAAAGAAAGTAGATTACCAAACATTAAAAAAATAGAAAATGGCGGGAATTAAGAAAAAAGAAAGTGGAGGATTTAAAGATAAGTTCTCAACTAAAACGAAATATAAAGACACTAACTACTACTTTTGTGGGGATGCTTTCCTAAGTGCTAGTGGATTACCAGGTCCTGTTATGGGAGGTATTAATATGTTCTTAGGACATAGTAATAGTTCCAAAACAACAGCGATGATATTAGCCGCTGCTGACGCTCAGAAGAAAGGACACTTACCTGTCTTTATCATTACTGAGAAGAAATGGAGTTGGGAACATGCAGTTGAATTAGGTTTGGATGCCAAGAAGAACTCTGACGGGGAGTGGGATGGTGACTTCATCTTTAACGATGGGTTTGACTATATCGAACAAGTTACCGATTTCATCAACGAAGTATTAGATGCTCAAGAAAAAGGAGAGATCCAACAATCAATTCTATTCCTTTGGGATTCAGTTGGTTCAATTCCTTGTAAGATGACTTTTGATGGTAAGGGTGGTAAACAACATAATGCTGCCACACTAGCTGACAAGATTGGTATGGGGGTTCACTCAAGAATTTCTAAGTCTAAGAAAGAAGACTATCCGTATTATAATACTTTGGTTGTTGTAAATCAGCCGTGGGTTGCTCTTCCTGATAATCCATTCGGACAGCCAACAATCAAGGCTAAAGGTGGTGAAGCTTTATGGTTAGCATCTTCGTTGGTATTCTTGTTTGGTAATCAAGCAAGTGCGGGTATCAACCACATCACAGCAACTAAAGCTGGAAGAACCGTAAGGTATGCAATCAGAACTAAGATTTCAATATTGAAGAACCACGTAAATGGTTTGGGTTATAATGACGGTAAGTTAATTGCTGTACCTCAAGGTTATATTGAAGATACTAAAGAAGCGTTGGAGGCATATAAGAAAGAGTATTCTCAATATTGGAATGGTATCTTATCAGGAACAGGTGAGATCACTTTAGAAGAAACTACTGATGATATCAGTGAGTAATATATTTGTTAACGTTTAAATAAGACATGTGTCTAAAACTTTATTGGTAGATGGTGATAACCTTTT